TCAGCGAGCGTTGCGTGTGGCATGCGCGATGATGGCGGATGAGGTCAAAGCCTGCGGATCGACCATGATGGCATCGAACGCGGTTTCCGAGGTGCTGGCGCGTGCTTCCACATAGGCCGCGGCATAGAGAATGCCGTTCCCCGGCTTGCCGAAGCTGCCCGGTCGCTCGGCGGGAATGGGGCCGATGTCCGGCAGCGTTACGAAAGCCTCCAGGGCCTCCATGGCGCCCGGCGCGCGCAGCACGTGTTGCGTCTCGGCAAGGGCCGTCATCGAGGAAGCACTGTCGAGCGAAGGGCTTGCAGACGGCGCCGCGTGATTGCGCGCTGCTTGCGGCACGGGCGGCTTGGCCGGAATCGAAACCGTTCCGAGATCCGAAGACCCGAGGTTCTTCATCTGTCGCGACAGAGATTCGTTCGAGGCGACCATGACGCCGGACGCGATCTGTCCTTCCGGAGCGATACCCGGTACGCGGCTACCCTTTGCCGCATAGGACGCCATCAGGTAAGGCATGTCGTTGCCTTCAAGCGGCGCACGGCCCACATATTGCACCCGCACCTGTGCACTGCCCTTGCGCTTGATGTCGAGAAGATCGGCCGTCTTGGAGGATACGTCGATGATGCGCCCGTACTCGTAGGGGCCGCGATCGTTCACGCGAACGATGACCGAAGAGCCGTTCTCGACATTCGTCACGCGGGCATAGCTGGGAAGCGGAAATGTGGGATGGGCTGCAGAGAGATGCGCCGTATCGTAGACTTCGCCATTGGCGGTCAGACGACCGTGGAATGCGGATCCGTACCAAGAGGAAACGCCGACCTTGTTGTAGCCGAAGTCTTCCTTCGGCGTGTACCACTTGTCCTTGACCTTGTAGGGCTTGCCGACCTGATAACGCCCGCCGCCCTTCGGAATGTTCTTGCCGTCGGCGACGCGGGGGCTCGCCTTCACGCCATAGACCGACTCCGGAAAATACTCCTTGCTCCGCTTCTTCGGAGCCTCGACCTGCGCCGTGGTTCCGCAGGACGTCAGCGCCAGGCAGATCGCCGGAACGGCCACAAAACCTGCGCCTCTCGCGAGGAAACGTGCGTATTGTCTGAAAGTCATCTGTCCCACATTGCCGCTTGTCTGACGAAACCGGAACACCTGAGCCCCTCGCAGGCGCGCCGATCGTACCAAAAGGATACAGTCGTCAAAAATGACAGCAACGTGGCATAAATGCGAACGCAGGGTCAGCACACGTCATGGAATTGGTTTTTATGGTTAATGCATGGTTACGATCAGCCGACCGGGAGGTCAGCCGACCTCAGCAGACATATTCGATGATGGTGTAGTTCACGCCGACGATCCGGCCCCGCAGATCTCGCACGAAGGAAGGAATATATTGCTCCTCCGGCGGAACACAGATGTCAGCCGTCTTGTCGTTGGCACTGCTGCCCATCGGCGTCGAAGTGCCGAGGCCCGCCACAACAACGTCGTCGCTCGAATAAGACGCCGGATCGCCAAGGGCGGCAACGGCCGGCTGCGACAGAGCGACACCAAGGCCAAGAACCGCACACATCATAACCTTCCGCATCACTCGATCTCCATTGCCGCTGATTATCCGCTCTCTGAACACCGCCAATCTGCCTTTGTTCCAAACCTTAACGCCAACGGCATCTGGGTCGATCGTTCAGCGGCTCCGCCTGAGGCCCATGCTGAACCTTGGCCTAAAACCCCGAGTTGACGACCCGCCCTCCAACCGCTAATCCAACCAAACCCTCGCAAGGCGAAAAGCCTCAGGAAGAGTGTCCGAGTGGTTTAAGGAACCGGTCTTGAAAACCGGCGTGCGGGAGACCGTACCGTGGGTTCGAATCCCACCTCTTCCGCCAGCGCGCGAAACTTCAAATGTAAAATGGTCGGGTCCAAGAAAAGTGCCGAAATCGGACCGGACCTCTTGCGCTTCGTCTAGGATGATTCTAAACGCTGGCCACGGTTCGTTAAATCGACCCGAAGAGGCCTCGTGGCGGAGTGGTGACGCAGAGGACTGCAAATCCTTGCACCCCGGTTCAATTCCGGGCGAGGCCTCCAATCAATCATCACAAGCACTTAGCTCTTATTTCCGCGCTTGATCAGACAGTCACCAACCTTCGTCTGGTGACTCGTTAGGGACTCGGACTTCAGTTTTCAGGCTGAAGAAATCTGAACGAGTTTTTTCTCAGCGCACTGCCCTGCGACAACTTGTGAGGCGATAGCCGCCCGCGACGCCTGATCCAGGTTCGGGATATGCTGACAAGCCGAACATCGTGTTCGATTTGAACGCCACCGCCCTCTGTAAGCTTGCCGCCGCTGCTGCCACTCAGCCCGTCCGAGACGCCGTTTACAAAAAAAGCGGAAACGAGATTCGCGGTTCGCTTAACGGGGGCCGTGGCCTCAGGTGGTTCACTCTAGCTGGCGAAGGCGATCAAATTCTTCCGGTGGGAGGACCGCCTCAAGCACGGCATCGACCTGGGGGAGAAAGCTCTTCCACATAGGAGCGCCTTCAAACTTCGTGTCTTCCGGAACTCCGTCCAGGCGACATAGAGCTCGTGCTGCGAGCTCACGCGAGCTTTTCTTCCGTGCGATCATGGAGAACTCCCAACGGTAGCTGTGGAATGATACCACGGCATGCCAGTCCAGTTCCATGCAGTCAGAAGAGAAGCATCTGCGGAATTATGAGCAAGTTTGGCGCTTGACTCTCTTCGTTGATGAGAACATTTGTAGAACGAAAGCGGCAACTGACGCTTTCGCCAAATTCAAACATCGGATCTCTTCGTCATGCTCCAGCACCCGACGCTCTCGCCGGTTGCGCTCGACTACGTGCGCTCTGTCGTCAAGGTTTCCAGCCTCCGGGTGCCGGCCGGCTTCCCCTCGCCGGCCGCCGATGATCTGGAGGACGTGGTCGATCCGATCGCGTGGATCGTCCGGCACGAACCATCCACCTTTTGGTGGCGCGTCTCCGGCGACAGCCTCACGCGCGAGGGGATCTGCGACGGGGACATGATCGCTGTCGATCGCGCCGGCAAGATGCGGGTCGGCCGCGTGGTCATCGCCGTTGTCGATGGCGAGATCACCGCCAAGAAGGTCGCGCGCCGCAACGGCGAGATCTGGCTTGATCCGAATAGCGACAATCCCGACTATCGCCCGATCAAGGTGACGGAAACGACGGAGATCTGGGGTGTCGTTGCCGGCGTCGTCCGCCGCTGTCCGATCGAGTGACCGGCCGTGCCAGAGCCGATCGCCCTTATCGACTGCAACAATTTCTACGTCTCCTGCGAACGTCTGTTCGATCCGCGCCTCGCCGGCATCCCGGTCATCGTGCTGTCGAACAATGACGGGTGCGCAATCGCCCGCAGCGAGGAGGCGAAGATCCTGGGGATCAAGATGGGCGCACCGGCGCATCACCTGCAGGACAAGATCAAGGCCCACGGCATCCGCGTGTTCTCGTCGAACTACACGCTCTATGGTGACATCAGCCGGCGTGTCGCCTCGACGATTCGCGCCTTCTCGCCGGTCACCGAGGTCTATTCGATCGACGAGACCTTCGTGGATCTCTCCGGCTTTGGCGGCCGGATGCTCGATCACGCCGGCGCCATGCGCTCGGCCGTGCGCGAAAGCGTCGGCATTCCCACCTGCGTCGGCATCGCGCCGACGAAGACGCTTGCTAAGCTTGCCAACTATGCCGCCAAGAAGAACCCGCTCTTTGCCGGCGTCTGCGATTTCATGGATGAGACGATCGTCGCCTTCGCCCTGCCGCGCATCGCCGCCGGTGAGGTCTGGGGCGTCGGCCGGCAGACCGAGGCGAAGCTGACCGCCCAGGGCATCCGCACGGTCGCCCAGCTGCGCGCAATGCCTCTGCCGCTTGCCCGCAAGATCGGCACCGTCGTGCTGGAGCGGATCATCTGCGAGCTGCAGGGCATCCGCTGCATCGACATCGAGGCGGTCGAGCCGCAGCGCAAGGGCATGGCCGTCACCCGCTCAGCCGGCACGCCGATGCTGACCTTCGACGCGCTGATGCAGGCAATGACCGCGCATGCGACGCGTGCGGCCGAGAAGTTGCGCAGTCACGGCTTGGTCGCCGGCCACCTCAATGCCTTCTTTCACACGAACCCCCATAAGCCCGACCGGCCGCAGCATTCAGCCTCGCGCTCGATTGAGCTGTCGCCGGCCTCCAGCAGCACCTTCGACCTGGTGCGGGCCGCGCGCCTCTGCGCGGAGAAGGCCTGGAAGGGCGACCGCTCCGGCAACGGCCACGCCTACACGAAGGCAGGGGTGATTCTCGACGACCTAGTTCGTGAGGAGGACCGGCCTCTCGATCTCTTCGAAGCCGACATCGCGCGCGGCGCGCGCCTCATGAAAGCGCTCGACAGCGTGAACGATCAGTTCGGCAAGAAATCGCTTGTGCTCGCTTCAGAGGGCTTCAAGCGAACCTACACCACGAAAGCGGATCATCGCTCCCCGCGCTACACGACGCGGCTTGCAGACCTGCCGGTGGTGCATCTGCGATGAGGTGGGCGCGATGAGGCACGCGAGAGGCAAAGATCTGAGCTTCCGGGGGGACCGTTACGAAGAGGTGCCGCCCGACGACTGGACCACGCTCGGCCAGTTGCAGCAGTGGTATCAACTTGCGGCGCGTTGCGGCGGTTGCGGTCGGATCTCCCGCGTCGATCGATACGCGATTGCCCGCGCCCACGGTTCGACACTCCCCCTCTGTGCGATCGGCGCCCGGCTGACATGCCAGGTCTGTCGCAACAAGACAGGCAACGTGCTGCTGCTCGGCACGATGCCGCGAGACTGACGTGAAGGACGAGAAAATGAGCGACGAGACGACGACCCGCAGCGGGCCGCAGCAAATGTCGGTGCACGAATGCATCAAGCCCGGCTGCAAGAAATGGGGTTCATTCGGCTATGACAGAGGCCGTGGCGCGACGGATTGGTGGTGCTTCGAGCATGTGCCGCGGGATGAAGCCGGCGAGCGGAGGATGAGCTATTGAAGCGCGTGGCATTGGGGTTCGCTCTGCTGCTTCCATCCATTGCGGTCATAGCGCCCTCGCCCGCTCACGCCATCGAGCTTTGCAAGGGCGGAAAGCGTGCCGAGCGGAAGGTGGCCTGCATCGTGGATGGCGACACGATTTGGCAGAAGGGGGTGAAAATGCGCCTTCTCGACATCGACGCACCGGAGATGCGTGGTGCATGCCAAGCAGAAACGGCCAAGGCTCGCGCGGCGACTGAACGCTTGTCGTCGCTAATGACAGGAGGCTTCCGGATCAAGGACAGCGGTGACAAAGACCGCACCTCGGATCGGCGATCGCTGGTGCGCATACTATTAAGCGACGGTCGCGACGCCGGGGCGGTGCTTATCTCTGAGGGGCTTGCCCAGCCATGGCCCAACATTGGGAATACATAGTGCGGGGTTGATCGCTGACCGCTCGGCAGGACAAAACAGTCCGATCAGTCTTTTCGACGCCGCTGCCACAAGTGTGCTCATTGTCTATCGACCTGACAATTCGTCGGCAATATGATCCACGCCCTGCGGAGGGATGTAATGTCGCATAATTTGAAAAAAATCGGGCAAGGGCTATGTGCCGCCGCAACGTTAGGCGTGTCTACTGTTGCAGCACTATGGGATAAAATTGGCGAGAAATACAATTCTGGGACGCTCATTACGCTCTGCGTCATATTAGTAATAGGAGGTCTGCTAGTTTATTGTGACGGAGAAAGACAAAAGAAGGAGGAAGCGGGATTGACCAAGAAAGAAACCGTAACGGACCAGAGCGTCAATATTGGCCGGGACAATAACGGGACGATTGCTCCGATCTACGACAACAGGGTAAGCATCAATAGCCCGGAAATTGAGTGTATCGGCACTCCAGAGAACACGGTCAATGCAGATGGAAGCGCGACATTTCGATTCAGTTTGCGCGTGACCTCACCTGCCAACGGTCTACGTGTCCAGGCTCAAGGCGAGGCTTTACGGTCTCTTGCGATAATGAAGCCGCTGGAAACAGGAGGTGCGTCAGGCGCACTGAAGCAGAATACTAAGCGATGGCCCGGGACAAAAAGCCTCAACGAGCAATTCGAGGGCGCCTCTGGCTATTACGACATCGTCATCACAACGAATGATGGTGCTCTGCCAGGAGTATTCGCAACAGTTGATGACCTAATTAGCTGATACTCAGCTTGGGAAGCTTCGAGAAGCTGGGGGCTTTCAATCCGGCGTATCACTCTATGTCGCTTCGGACAGCTAAGGCATTGATCGTCCGGGACACACCATTGATAGGCCCAAGACCAAGCTACCCATGGCACGCGACATGGCCATATCTTGGCGTCGCGGCGGAATTTCGCGCGTTGCCGATCGCTTTTCGCCGGCCGGCTGCTTGAAGCACGTCGAGTAGTCCGGGTGCAGTGTTTGCCGCAGCCTGAGATGGGAGAGCGCGCAGAGCGGCCTGCAGAACAGTGTCCTGCGGCTCGGAGCTGGCAATCGCCTGCGGAACTCGATGCCGGCGGCTTTATGCGGTCCAACTTGCGAAGTGTGGAGGCGGAGCGGTCGGCTGTCGCAAAATAGAGCATCTCAACTCTCTCTCAAGCCAAGCCCTTGTTTAGAATGCCCTAAATACAGACTGTATAGACATATTGTCCATCAACCGGTAATGTTTCTACTGAGAATTGCAGTTCTATCGATGAGGTCAAGATGTCCAATTTTACAGTTGAAGATCATACCCCGGCAGGAACCGTGGTCGCAACTTTTTCGGATGCCGACGGCACATACAAAATCGTCGATGACACCTTTTATTGGGGCGGGTGGCCCAACTATACCCGGATGCGCGATTATTTTGAATTCCGCGGCAACGACCTTGTAACGACACAAGCCCTTGATTTCCGTGATGCGGACTTCGTTTTGCGCATCACAACGGCAGAATTTCCGGTCCAGGGCACGGGTTCGATCTATACCATCCATATCAACGACACTGTGGACACCTTTATAGGAACAGCTAATCAAGAAGAACTCCGTGGCACTGCTGGCGCCGACATCTTCAACGGCATGCAGGGCGATGACTTTCTCTATGGAGAGCGGGGCGTCGACAAGGCAATCTTTTCCGGCAATTTTTCCGATTACGTCTTCAAGCAGGATACGAACTCGATCAGGGTGTATGACACACGCGCTGGCGGTGACGGAAAAGACCTGCTTCAGGGCATAGAGGTTCTGCAGTTCGCCGATCGCACCGTTGATGCATCTGCCCTTGTGACGGACACAGCACCTGGCAATATTCAAATCAGCAATCGTCAGGTCTCAGAAAACCTGCCGGCCGGTACTGTCGTGGGCGTCCTGACAGCGGTTGATCCGGAAGGGAGAGCGCTAACGTACTCGCTTTCCGACAACCGCGGGTTCCGGATTGACGGCGACAGGGTCGTCACGACACAAGCTCTCGATTTCGAAACGCTGTCCACGCACCATATCACGATTACCGCAACGGACCCTGCAGACAACAGCATCGCGACTTCGTTTCAGGTGGATGTGCTCGACGCAGTCGATATCCAAAAAGGAACATCGAACGCGGACACTCTTCGCGGCGCTGCTGGCGTCGACAACATCCAAGGCTTTGCAGGAAATGATCGCCTCGTCGGCAACTCTGGGGATGACACTTTGATTGGTGACGCTGGCAACGACAAGCTGTTTGGCGGCAATGGAAACGATAGGCTTTATGGCGGCGCTGGCGCCGATTTCCTATCGGGCGGCACCGGCAAGGACGTCTTCATCTACAGATCGATTTCCCAATCTACGCCATCAGCTGTGGGCAGAGATACGATTTCGGATTTTGATGTGAAGAGCGGCGACAAGATAAGCCTGTCGGACATCGATGCGAATACGAAGGCCGCCGGAAATCAGGCCTTCTCATTTATCGGGACGAAGGACTTCAGCGGTAAAGCGGGTGAACTGCGCTACGAGAAGCAGGCTTTCAACACCTACATTTACGCCGACGTGAATGGTGATGGGAAAAGCGACTTCTCAATTCACCTGGACCAAGCGACGCCCGTTATCTCGGGCTTCTTTCTGCTCTAGGGCAGAAAGGAGCGGGGCTCCGCTTATCAGGGCGACGTAGACGGGCCGCGGCGAGAGCGCGACCCTACTCCTTGAACATCCGTAAGCTGAGGTCTTTAAACTCCATCGTCGTGATATTCAGACCGGTCAGTTCGTAACCCAGATTGAAGCCGCCGAGCTTGTAATCGGAAATATCTCCGGAGGAGAGAAGGCCTCTTTCGAATCCCATCTCAACGGAACGCTTTGCAGAGGGGAGGATGTCGCCATTGAATTTTATCCATTCTCCGCTGTGGGCGTTCCCCTTAGTCATTCGATCGGCCGGAACAAAGTAGATCAGCATCTTGGTGCCTCGATCTACAAGTGCTTGATCCATCGTCGAAATAGGTTTTTCCTGACGATCGTCATAGAAGCCGATTTGCAACCAGACATATTGGCCATATCCCTTACTCTGATTGTTCAGGTTCTGGATTGTGACGTTGACTGGGAAAATGACAGCATGCCTGTTGCGGTCGTATCCCTCCTTCTTGTTTACATCATCATACCTAAGCCTGAACGCCATATTGAAGATTAATTTCTTCATGTCCTTTATCGAACCGGTATCGCGGCTGTATGGGCCAGGCGCTGATATCGTTTGGCCGGCAATGAGACTGGGCCCGCCCCTGCTCATTTCGCCATACTTGCCTTGAAATTCACTCTCTCCGTTTACTGCCATTTCGACTAAACCGTTGGGGTACAACACCAGCCGCTTTTCCAGATTAGCCCACCCGTATCCGTTTCCGAATTGCGTTGGGCCGACCGCGAAGCTGCTACGACTACCCCACTGCCTCAGCTCCCAAACCGGCCTGACGTTCGCCATCTCAGGGTGCGCAGGAGACTTCAGATCGTACCGTGTGTTTTCAGCACATTCTGCAGCTTCCGTGCTGTTGCAAGCAGGCGTTGCGGATAGGCCTGCTTCGAATTTCGGGTCTGCGATCAGCTCTACTCCGTCAGAGCCGGCGGGACGGAGTGTTCGCTCGACGTTGAAAAGCTGCTCTGCAGACGCTGCAGAGAATAGCAATGTGAGCGAGCAGGCGAAGGCAATGCGAAGCGCCCTCGTGGAAATTTTAGAAGACAACAGCGCAATCCTTCTGAAAGAGACAACCTGATCTAGGCAGGAACGAGAGCTACTGAACTCGTGTCGCGCAACTGATACCAAGGCTTCCAGCCCTTCACCGTCTCACGGTCAATCACCCGGCCGTCAAGGAACCAGTCCGTCTCCCACTGCCAGCCATCAGCCGCAGCTGCCGCTGCACGGCGAGTAGCGTCGATGATTAGTTCTGGCGAGGTTGGCCGGAGAACGACGACCTTCTCGTTGAGCGGCGGTAGATCCTCTGTAGAATGAGAGATTGGGCACTCTGATGTTGGTCAGGCTGGTGGGGCAGTTTAGCATAGTCGTCGTAGAGGATGGTGCAAAACTGGCTTTGGTAGGAGTTCATTGCAACGGAGATAGGGTCGCCCTGCCCAGCGTCTAGCGCCGGCTGATCTCGCGATGTATACGAAGCTCTTCGCGGATCCGGTCCATCTCCTCCGCAAGGCCTGCATTAGTCCGTACCGAGTCCTTGGCGACGGAGTTCATCGAGACCAGCGTAAAGTTGAGCGCCTCGAGAGCTGCGGTCGCCTTGTTGAGCGCGGTCGGATCAACGATGACGGCAGCCACCTGTGCGGTGGACGAACTGCTGGACGGGGTCGCGCGCTCACCTGATAGCAGGCCGAGATGCCGAACCCCGAAGATGACAGCCAGCCCCAAGCCGAATGCAATGAGCAGCGGCAGGGGAAGCTTATCGAGATTTTCCATTCCTGGCTTCCCCTTGGTCATGCGCGGCACGATTGATGTTCACCAGCTCGCCAAGGGCGAACAGCGGGTAGATAGCGAGCCACGTCGAAATGACGCCTGAGGACCAGTAGCCATATGTGATGCCGCACCAGATGAAGAAGCCGATCGCCGCGGAGAGCTGGCGAATGGTGGGAGTGACGTTCTTCCTTGCGCCATTGACGATCAACCCGCCAACGCGCAGCACGCCTAGGCCAACCATCACCCACCCGAGAAGCGCGGCGTCACCGAAGATGGCACGGAAGCCCGCCCATGACGGCTGGACGAAGAGGCCATCGGAATAAAGAAGCACGGCTCCCCATAGCGCAGTATGCGCCGCAAGGAACCATTCCATCATCCGGGGGCCGAAACGGTGCTGGATGCGGATCCAGATGCCCGGGCCGGTGTAGCTCTCGGGCATCAGGCTCTCCCGTCTAGCGAGTCGGTAGTGACCGTTGTCGTCACAACGCCATTCGCCGGGGTGATTGTGGTTGTGCCCGACTGGTTGGTCGTCTGCTTCCCTACAAGGAAGCCGATGGCGCCGCCGGCAAGCGCGTTCATGGCGGATGCCCAGCCGGGATCAACTGCGAACTCCTGCCCGCTGTAGAAGGTCAGCGCAGTTTGCATGAAGCCGATGGCGATGTAGGCGACGATGATCATGAGCGAGGCATAGACGCCGGCGCGCTCGCGGAAGGTGGAAGCGTTGTCGGGCATCAGTTCCCCCAGAAGATGATGGTGGCGATGTAAACGGCCACAAGTATGCCAATGGCCGTCAGGACGATCTCAGCGCGCGTCATGCGGCAATCCCGAGGAACTGCCTGCGCTCTGCCTGCCGCCGCGTGACGAGGCCTTGCAGCGCCTTGCCGCCCGCCTTCGCCCAGACGAGGAACTGTTCGGCAGCCCCTGCCCGGTCTTCCGCGTTTAACTTCTTGACGAGGGTTGAGTCGGAGAACGCCTTGCCGCCAACATTGAAAGCCAGCGAGACCAGCGCGTCGAACTCGTTCTGTGCGAGCGGCACCTTCACTGCATCGAGCACGGCCTTCTCGAACGTCGCCAGATCGCGCGACAAGATTTCGTCGGATTGCGCTGCGGTAATCTTCATGCCGGGCGCCACGGTCGGTGCTCCAGCCGCCGTCGTGTGCCCCACACCGATCGTCAGGATGCCGACGCTGTCAGGGTAGGCCGTGAGCACGTTCCCCTCGCGCTGCGTGATGGCAGCCCGGCCGGCTACGCTCGTCACCATCCGCCGCACCGGAGGCACGCTCTTGACTGGGAATAGCTTCGCCAGCGTCTTCGGCCCTACGTCGCCATCCCGCACCAGCCCGTTGGCCGACTGGAACTGCTTGATCGCATAATCCGTCTGCGGGCCATTCAACCCGTCCAGAACGCCTTTGTAATAGCCACGGCGTTGCAGCTCGGATTGGATATCCAAGGTGGTCTTCATAACGATGTCCTTTGAGGTAAAAAACTTCCGGTTGAGGAGAGCGACTGTAGACTCAGACGCGTCCGCGCTTTTTCAGGCGAACCCATTCTTCGTTAAGCACGGCTACCGGGTCTCTCTGGGAAATAGCGAGAGCCTCAGTGGCAAAACGGTGCAAACGCCAGTTGTTCATTCCCTGCGCACCGGCGCCAGGACCCCATCCAGCGACAGGAACCCCAGCAATGCCTTTTTTCGCGCTGAAATTTGCGGTGTTATCCGGTCCCCGAACGTCGCTGTTAACGAGAAGATCAGTGCTGGCGGTGCGGATGCCTGTGAATGTTCCGGCGTTCGTGCGCCAGGCGGCAAGCAATACCTTTTCGCCTGCAGGAGCGGTCATGAAACCGACAGCCTGAAAATCGTTGATTGCCTTCTGGCGGAGATGCAGAATAACCAGTGTCTCGCCATATTTTACAAGCGCAATTTGCGCCAGTTCCGGGGTGTCAAAACCGCCTGAGGATGTAGACCAGGACAGCAGCGGTATTGCACTGCCAAACTGGTTCCAGTCTCCTGCCGTTGGCAGGCGGCACAGCATGCTGATCAAGTAGTTTTGTCCGCTGCCCCAGATTGTCGCCGCAACGGATGCCGGGATCTCTAAGCCTGTTTCCGGCTGGTTTGCATTTGAAAAGTCGATGCCCTTGTCAACGATCGAGAGTTGGGACCCGGCGTGAACGCGAAACGCTCCATCGGCATTCTCGCTCACATCGCGGATCGGAGTGCCATCAGGAATGTCAATGGTCCGACCCGAATAGCACCACGGGAAGTCAAAATCGGCAATAAATAGCGTCCCCTCGTTGTAGTCTGTGCCCATGTAGGGATCGCGTGTTACGCGGCGAGCGCCGGGGCGCGCTGCGAGCACGTTGCCATAGAAATTAACGGTCATGGTCGTCTCCTTAGAGGCTTGCGGTCAAAGCACGCTTGATCGTGTCCGCGACTTGGGCGCCGCCGAGAGGGAAGGATGGGTGGACGTTGTCGGATGACATGAACGGCAGGTTGCCGCCCCAAGCGTAGTCGGATGGCTGCCGCCCCCAATAGGGCTGGAGATCGAGAAACCCGAAGTCGCCGCCGATAGCTGCTTCACGGATTGCAGATGCGAAGAACTGCATCGCCGTTGAGCGCCCAAGGAGGTTCTCCGGCGGCGCGACGGCAAGGACATCGATTTGCGGTCGGGCCACGCGGAATTTGTTAACGATTGCCGTAAAGTCGGGCCCAAGCTGATCGGGGGAGTTCCCGGGCTGATCATTTGTGCCAAGCAATATGACCACAGCATCCAGTTCAAGCGCATCGGCCCATATGCCGAGCGACGTGGGGTCGATTGCCGCCCACTGATTGGCGGGAACTCCATCGCGGGCAAGCTTGTGAACCCTGACACCAGGCGCATTGTCCTGACCATCGATCCCGAAAAGATAAGGCTCTCCAGAAACGATCTCGATTTCGAGGGTCCAAGCCCCTGAAGCTGGCATCCCTGTCATGTCGGCAACAGCAAGAGGACCGCTCCCTGCGACCGCTTGAGCGGTCCACGAACCGGCGTTCCAGCGATACCGGACAGCCGCACCCGCCGCCGGTTTGTAATGCAACTTGACGGCGCTCATGAGGCTGGCATCTGGACCCGTGAAAGTGGCTTTGTCACCGGCCGTGCTGCTGTAAGAACCACCAAGGGTCGGGGCGGTATAGACAGCGGCCGGGCTATAGGTCCATGCGCCTGTAAAAGTGCTTGTATATCCAGGCAGGGTTGCGACAACCCGGCCGACATCACAGCGGAAGTCGAGCCATCCGGGGCCTGCCGATCCAAACTCAGCCTGCATGGTGCGCGCAAAAGTAACGGCGTAGTTTCCGGCATAAGTCCAACTGTCACCAATCAGGCCGATGCGAACCGTTGACGCATCCCCGAGCTTGGCAAGCGTCAAGCCGGCGCGCACCCTTCGAAGCAAATGCAGATTGCAATATGGCCGATCACGATCGACAATATCCGCAAGACTGATCGCCAAGCCAGATGCGTTTCGGCCAACAAGCGGCGTCTGGTCAAGGCTCTGCAAAGCGGTGAAGCTACCGATTACACCCTCGACGGCTTCTGTTCTCGCAGTCCTGTGGGTGCCGTCATCTTCGATGCCACCCAATTCAATAAGCTCCCCCGATGGGGAGCGTCCGACGAACGACAGAGCATACCCTCCGGGGACCTGCTCAAAGTCGCTATCGATTGCAACGGTTCGGCGATCCAAGGTGAGAAGATCATAGGCCGTCGCGGCGATGGAGTTCCTGAGGCTGTCCGAGACAGCGAACGCATCAGCCGCCCATGAGCTCCCCGACCAGAACGCGAGCGGGCCGCTCGGCTCGCCGTAGACGATCGAGCCAACGTTGACGTCTCGGGCTGTATCGGCGTTACGGGCAGCCGTCGTCGCGTAGACGTAGACCGTCGTGAGATACGAACCAAGCCGCTGCACGTCAAATGCCAACCGCGGGTTCGCACCGAAGCTCTCGACACGCGGATCCAGCGACACGCCGTCCACCTCGTTGACATAGCCCTGCCCTGCCCACTCCGTCAGCGCGGTGCGGGTCGCATAGATGTTCACGGCACGCAATGGCGCCTCCTATCGTTCTGTGATGTCGTGGAAGATCAGGCGAAGGTGAGCGAGGCGTATTCGCCGAACTTCTTGAACTCGTAGGCGCCGGGATGACCGCGCATGGTCGCTTCGCACATGGTGTCCGCAGAGATCCCGATTGCGCCCTCGCGGCCGGGTCCGGAGATGCGGCTTAGGTCGATATAGGCAACACCGAGACGGCGGAAGGCTTGGATCTGCTGCTGCGTCTGCCACTGCCATTCCAGCAGCGTTGTGCCGTTGAGGCGGTTCGGCCGCGGGCATGTGATGCCGAGCACGTCAATACCGGCGCTTCGCAGCGCGGAGATGCCGACGAGGTAGTTGTTGTAAACCCGGTCGGAAGGGATCTCGTTCATGCCGAACTGCCAGACGACAAAGTCCGGATCGTCAGCAATCAGCGCATTGAGGCGTGCAGGATAAGTCCCGTTCGGCACATCGCCCGAAATGACGTTGTTGTCAGATGTCGTGCCCGAGATGCACCAATTGCGCGGGTCAAGAATTGCCCCGTAGCGCGCTCGGAGAAACGCCATGATGTGCCAGTTCATTCCGAGATGAACATGCGCTCCGACACCTCCATCGCCGTCAAAGCGAGGGTATGTGGCTCGCGTGTCGGACTGCGCCGTCTCGAAATAGTCGACCACATCCCGGTTCGGGCCGTTTGGCGCGTAATAGTTCGGAGGCGTGTTCGGCGACGTGGTCTTCGAGACAGCACCAATGCTGTCGCCGTACCATGCGTACCGGATAGCAGCGCCGCTATTGAGCTTGCGCAGGAAGGTCGCAAGGCAGCGACGGTTATATTCGAGGTGCGCCAGGTGCTTGGCTTCTTCGCCGCGCATGACGAAGTCTTTAAAATTCCAGACCTCGACCAGTTCGACGCCGCTCGGCTTTACGAGGATGTTGAACAGCGGGACGTTGCGCGTCTGCTCGGCCATGACCGAGATATATCCGTTCGGGTCTCCCTGCCGCTGCACGCCGGGCCCGTACGCAAGCCCACCCGTCGATGGGTCTATGCCGAAAATGTCATAGCGGAAGTTGTTGATCGGAACGCGGGCCACGTTGCCAACGGACTGCGCACTCAAGAAGTCCGAAGCGATCGGCTCGGGTTGGGTATCAAGCGAAAACTGAGGGAATGTGATGCGCCATGCCGCGGCGTCGAATGCGTCCGACTGGTTGAGATCCAGGGGGCCGTTAAGGATGGGCCGGTATTCGGCATCCACTCCGGTATGCCCACCTGCAGAGCCGGAAACGATGACCGCCTCATAAAGCGCGCATGCGATCAGTTCCGTGCCGTCGCCCCCAAGGAAGTAAGGGCCGGCAACATCGGCCGCGAACACGCCGCGTTTCCAAGGCGGGTCGACCGTGTCGTTAACGTAGGTTCGCCCACGTGCAGCACCGAACGGAATTGACTGATTGTTCGCATCGAGCGCCATGACGTCAACGAAGAGCAGATCGGTCGCGGCGACGATCGGGCCGATACCGGAAATCGGGAGGATCGCCTGCTGAAACTTGTCGTAAAGCAGTGGATCGGCGACGCAATCGCGCACGTCGAAGTCCGTCCAGTTCTGCACGACGACATCGCCTGCAACGCCGCCAGGCGCGACGAAGACGCTTGGATTGTTGGCACGGACCCGCTTTGTCAGCCGAGTCCGGATCTTTGTGATCCCGGTCGCTCCGACGATCCAGAACGCAAAGGCCCCGACCGTCTGGCAATCGACCTCGATCGGGATACCAATCGACATGACCTTCGTGGTTGACGTCGGCCCGAAGTTGTCACCGGCGAAGAGGTGTTTCCGGCGCGTGCCGCCGATCTGGCGATAGCGCTTTCCGGACTGCCGGGAGAAGTCAGTCACCTTCGCGTCAATGACCCGGTCAGCATTCTGTCGTGCCGTGATCTCCGCAGCGAGGCCTGCAATGACGTTGGCAACGTCTGCCGCTATGCCGCCGGGAAGCGTGATGCCCGTGAGCGACCAGCTCCCCGTCCCCGATGCACCAACCTTCGTATAGACGCCGATGTATGCGGGGTTCGAGTCGGCATAGACGATACCCAATGTGCCGACTGGTCGCGCAAGATCTGCGAACAGACTGGCGCGTGTGGCGTAAGCGATCGAGTTGCCGATCACGATGCCGTTGAGCATGCTGATGAGTTGCAAATCGATGACGCCAAACAGCGTCCGGATATCGGCTTTGGGTGGCTGTGACGGGGCAGAAGCCGGGCCGTCCCCGTAGATCGCCTTTGCGAGATCGGTAATTTGGCCCATGCGGCTGTTCTCCATGCGAAAGCGACCCGCCAGAGGCAGGGTGCGATAGGTTCAGATTCTTCGGTTGGTCAGGCCGCCGGAGGACGGAAGCCGCGAAGGCGAATAGGCATTGAAAGCTGTCCGGCGACGGCCAAGGTAGGCAGCGCATAGCTCACGTCGACGACGCCCTTGGATGAGACGAACCCGGTTGACTGCAGGACAAGGCTGCCGAGCGTCACGCCACCGATCGACGGTCGCCCCATGGGGTGGACCTGCACGAGGTCACCAAGCTCAGCCTTGGCGGCTGCGGCGGTAAGGCGCTGCGTGGATGGAGCCAGCGCAACGGTGAGGGCCTGGTTGACGGTGACGTAATATTCCCAGACGAGGTCTGCCGCCTTCATGGACTTGTCGACGGCAGTAGCGAGGTCTTGAGCGGCCTTAGCCGCAGCTTTCGCATCGGCAGCATTCTTTTCAGCTTCAACCGCCATGGCTTTTGCATCAGCGGCAGAACCAAGCGCATCGCGATAATCGGTTACGGGCATCACGTCACCACTACGTTTGCCGTTGGGCCTGCCGGCGTATTAGCCAGCAACCCGGACGGGTTCTTTGAAGTGCACCAGTAGCGCCATGTCCCGATGCCGGGGGCGTCGGCAAACTCGATCACCTGATTAGCCGTCACTCGTAGGTTGCCGGAGATGTCGGTGGCCTGGTCAAAGGTCTGAGTTGCCGTTCCCCGCTTGAACATGAGGTAGGCCGAGTTGTCGTTCGCAGCTCGGGCGCTCACCGTCACAACCGTCCCGGCAAGAACCGCCTTCAGTTGCAGCGGCGTCGCTGATCTATCCGGATCGGCAATCGCAGGGATGTTCTCGACGATCGCCCAATCGGACGGCGTCCCGCCTGCCTTCACCCAATGCACCCGGAAGTCATAGCTCTGACCATCAGCGAGTCCGATTGCTTCGGCGCGCAGTTGGTTGTCATCGACGGAAACCGGCGTCCACTTATCCTGATCAGCAGGCGAGATCTGCGCCTCAGCTGTGAGGTCGTCGCGATCCGGATAGGGCGCCCACGTAGCGGTGAGAACGGCGACCTTGCCCTGCCCTGAGACAATGCGCTGACCACCAACGACCAGCAGGCTTGTCGGCTTTTCGAATTCATCGTCCTCGAAGGTCGGCGGCACGATCGGCGGCGTTCCCTCTTCGGCGCTGGTCAGCTGGTACATATCGGCCGTCCGACTTGCGACAATCATCTTGACCGTCATGGTGTCGTCGTCCTCGTCAAAATCCTCCACCTCGAAAGCCTCGAAGTCGATCCCGAGATCCAGCACCTGAATGCGGATGAAACGCTCGTTACGGGCTTTCAGGCCATAGAGATCCGTTATGATCGTTCCGCGCCACCGTGCAGACGCCCTGCAATATCTGAGCTTTGCGACCCGCCGCCCGTGATGATGGTTCTGGATCTCGTAGGCTTCGATCGGGACAGCTCGAACACGGCCGGTCTGGCTGATATCGTCCTCATCACGCCAAGGGTCAGTCGTCGCCTCCGAATACGCAGCGAGAGGGTTGGTGTACTTCACCGTCACCTCATTGGCTTCCCGCAGCGGGCCGCTGGAGTCCGCAAGCTCATAGTCGATCAGGTGACCGTCTGCGATGAAGACAGTCGGCTCGACCCACTTTCCCGGCTGGATACCGATCTTCCCGTTCGCCTTCAGGATCAGCCGGCTGTCCGTCGCTGTCTCCAGGCGATCGATAATATCGACCGGCTCGGTTTCCAACGTATAGGACAGCTGCCCGTGATATCGACGGACGGTGCCCCCGCCATTGGTTGGCAGGATCTCGTCACCGAGCGTTGCGGCCGCGGCGAAATCTGCATCGTCGATGTAAGCGGCCGAGATGCCGGCGCCGTCATTGTTGATGAGCCAGTCCCGGAAGATCAGGTGGAGGTTGGAGGTCCACCCCATCGTGCCGGTGCGCGGGTCAAGCACAATACCGTCCCGCCGAACGCTCTCATAAGCCGGAATGCGGTTCGGGTAGACCGCGCTGAATTTCTCCTGCTTGACGCCGCGCGCATGCATGAAGGTGGAAACGCACCCGTCACCTCGATGCGCCGCCGTCCAGACTTCCGGATAGACCGAGATCAGTTCGCTGTAGGCCGTCTCGACGGGCAAGCCGAGACGGTTCACGATCCGAACGGCGCCCTCATATTGTTTGTCGCGAATCCACCCATCAGGGTCAGGGGTCACCGGCCGGCCGTCGATATAATGTTCTTCGAAGCCGTCGCTGCGCCCTTCACCGATGTAGATGACCTGAAAGAGATTTCCCTTCTTGGTCCGGAACAGGACGTACGAACCGCCCGTGCGGACGCGCCCGTAGTGCTTCCTTCGAGGCACGACCGACTGACGCAGCGTGCCTTTGCCATCCTGCGGCTTGATGGTTGATGGCTTTGCGCCGAACAAGGCATTGGCGGCATAGGTGAGCCCGAGACCGATGCCGCCGGCCAGGATCGAGCCCAGGGTCGTCAGTGCGCCCGTCGCCGTCACCAACCCACCAATGCCTGCGGCGGCAATCCATCCAACGATTGCTGCTGGCATCAGACGCTCCAAGCCTTCAGAAAGCCGCACCGGTGGCCGGCCATGCCGCGCTCCGCTTTCACCATCCAGCGACCTGTCGGCCCCATGATCGCGCCGAACTGGTGACCATGAACCTCGATCACGCCGATATCGCCGGCCACCGGGTATTGAAGCCGCTTGGCACCGACGCCGGCGGCAATCTGCTCTACGAGGGCACTGATGCCGCCAGCGCGCTCGACGACGCTCAGGCACTCGCTCTCTGTCGAATAGGTGCCGCGCAGATGAGCGGCAGGATCAACGCCGTGCCGAACCTGCCACCAGTTCGCCAGCATCATCGCGCAGTCGTTTACGCTCCAGATCATCGGGGATCTGGAGGCTTCAGCCAGGAATGTTTCGAGCATCAGAAATCCGGGAACGTGTAAGGGCGTTCGATACCGGCCACGTCCGACGCGAAGAGGTCGCCGGGGTGTCGGAGCTGCTGGTCGCGATCGGTCATGTACGAGAACCGGGCTCGCTTCTTGCCTGCAAAGGGCGTCTCTGATGAGATCGAGACGGTTCGAACAAAACCGCCCTCTTCAGCGGTGCGGGACGATGTCAGCTTTCGCATAAGGCCAAAGTATGTTGCGTACGGCAGATCGAGGCATTGCCATTCCTCGTCAAAGAACTGGTCATAGACGATCGCGGCACGGTCATAATACTCCGCTGCTTCGCCCTTAGCCTTGGCAGCAAATGTCTTGTCGACGCCAGAAAGGGTAAGCTTCAATTCGGGAGCGCTACCCTTGATGGATTGAGCAACACCGCTAATTCGACCGGCGCCGCCGAACCCCAGCCAGAGCTTGCCGTCCTTCGTTTTTAAGGTGCCGAAGCCGTTCCATAGCCCCATAGGGCCAGAAGCAAACATCAGCTCTACGAGCCTTGATTTCCTGACAACGCGACCGGAAAGCTGGGCTTCAATGGTCTGGTTAAAGTCCATTCCAGCTTTCCTCCAATTCGATTGATGGGCGAGACCATCGCCCCATATCAAGCGGAAGGTCTCCGCTCTCAGGGCTGGAGAGGTTCATCAGCATCTTCGGGTCCGCAAAGTCGACCTCGGAGCCGTTCGGAACATCGAAACGCAGCGGCGGCAGAAACTCGACATCCACGAAGTCCCCGGACTTCTCCGGCGGCTTCGTTATCATATGCATGGACGGCCGACCGCCGGAGCGGACCGTGAAGTACATTCCGCGTTTAATCGGGCCGGCGCGCTCGATAAGGAAGCGAGCGGATGTCCGCCGAAGATCAAGATCGCCCGACGACGCAACTAGGATCGTTGATTGGCTGTAGCCGGACCCGTCCGAGAACAGAGACCCGTCCGAGTGGGGTATCCCGCCGATGATCGGCGGCAATCCTCCAAGCGTCGGAGCTTGGAACTCATCGAACGGCCCGATCAGAAGATCCTCAAGACCACCCTGAAGAGCGCCGATGATCCCGCGCCATTCCAATATCTTGTCAGGAGAGAGAACCGGGAAGCCCGACATGGTCGCGGTCCAATAGCCCGCGTCCGTTCCGATCTTCTGGCGCTTTCCAGAGAAGCTCACCGGGCCCATGGTCAACATGGGTTTGATGCGGAACATGACCTCCGCAGGGATCAGCAGAGAGGACCATACAATCATGTCTCATTCCGCCAACTGTCAGCCTGCCGCGTCATCGCCATCTTGTCATACTGCTGGAGAGCCCCGCGGATGAGGCGAACCGTGTTTTCCGAGGCATCACCTTGAATGACGATGTCGCCACCCCGATAGCTGTCGCCGCCGGTATTGCGCTCTTGTCCGGGCTTGGTGATCGAGACGCGCTCGTTTGGCGAGGCTTTGAAGGCAACGAGCTGGCTGTCGATGCCACCCGTCCCACCGACGTTGAATTCGCCGCCATCCTTGAAGCCAACCAGCTTCTTGAAAGCATTACCGAGAAATGAGCCCAGGCCACCGCCGCCGCCATCGGTCCCGCCTGCCGCCGTCCCCGTGCCGAAGATTGCGCCCATCAAGGCTTTCAGGCCGTCGTTGAACGCTGCCTTGCCGAGTTCAGAGAGCACGTCTTTCACGGAGTCTTTCAGGCTTTTCGATCCGTCTATCAATCCTGAGAAGGCATTGCCGAGGGTGCTGGCAAGATCCTCGCCGGCCTGCTGCATCGCGGAAAGCTCTTTTGTTGCTCCAGAAGCGGCATCCTTCACCCCGGACATGGGGCTGACCTTGTTCTTTCCGACCGCCCCGAGAGCAGCAGAAACTTCAACCGCCGCCCGACTGGCCGCCGCCTTGGCGGTCGGTGTCCCCGCCACGATGCCGTTCGCGAGGCCCTGCGTGACGAAAGTGCCGACCTCGTGCATCACCCGAGAGGGGGAATGGATATCGAAGATGCCAGTGATCTTGTTGTAGGCTTGCGTCGCGACGTTGGACGCTGCATCGACCACACGGCTTGCGCCAGCAGCGATACCGTCCGCAAGGCCGGCAATGATCTGCCCGCCGATCTCCAGCATCCTACCAGGCAGAGCGGCGAACACGGCGACGATCTGCTCTCCGATATCCCTCATCTGCTCAGGGATCGCCTGAAACGTCGTCAGCATAGATCCGGCAAAACTGCTCAGGCTTGAAACAAGCTCTGCGATCTTGGCTTTGATCGCATCGAGCGCGCCCGGGAACACGACGTTCGCGATGTTGGTGAACATCGTTCCGAGGTTTTCGAAAGTTAGCCGTACGGTTTCCGATGCCCCTGTCAGATCTCCTGTCAGCAGCTGGCTAAGGTACTGCCCGACCAGGCTAAGCTGCGTCGCCAACCCGACGACCGTTGTCTGAATGACCGAGATCGCACCCTCGACGATGGCGGCCGTCGCCGGGAACGACGTCTTGATCTGTTCCCAGTTCTGGTAGAGCGCCACACCTCCGGCCGCCAGCGCTGCAAAAGCCGCAATCGCTGCGGCGACAGGCGCGCCGACAGCCGCAATGCCTGTCGCGACGAACCCAAGAGTGATCAGAAGCGGCCCGAGAGCCGCCGCGACGCTGGCAACAACCACGCCCCAGTTGAGCAGTTGAGGGTTTGTTTCCGAAAGACTGGAGACGAAGTCGGCAAGCTTGGAGATGAGGCTCGTAACGAAAGCCAGCAATCCGCTGTTGGCAATATTGATGGCCAGGGTTTCGAGCGCGCCGCCAAGCTTTTCCAGTTCACCGTTGAAGCCTTTCATCCGGGCCGCAGCCTGAGCGTCGGCCGATCCCTTGCGCTCGATCGCGACGGCGAGCTTGTCGATACCTGCCGCGCCCTGGTCGGCAAGCGCCAGCGCCGTTCGCATGGCATCGGAGCCGAATATCGTCGTCACGGCATCGGTCTTGGCCTCGTCACTCAGGCCGGACAAACTGGTTTTCAGCTCTTCCGCAACGGCCGCCATGGATTTCATGGAGCCATCGGTATTGAAGAACTCAAGACCGAGTTCCTTCATGGCATTTGCGGCGGCCTTGCTCTTCGGGGATAGCGTCGTGAGGAAGGTCTTGAACGAGGTTCCCGCATCCGAGCCGCTGTTGAACACAGATGATGTGCCCGCGATCGCCGCGTTGAAATCCTCGAAGCTCACGCCAAGCGCGCCTGCGACACCGCCGGCCTGCGCTATCGCATCCTTGTAATCGTTGAACCCGAACTGCGAGGCAAGCGTCACATTCGTGATGCCGTCCACAACGCGACCAAGGTCTTTCGCCTCGATCTTGAACTGCGCCATGACGTTGGTTGCGACGTCTGCCGATGTAGACAGGTCGCCACCAGTGGCCTCGGACAACTTGATGGAAGCCGCCGCAGCGCCTTCTAGGATTTGCGTGGCCGTCAAGCCGTTCTTGGCCAGCATCTCCATCATGTCCGCGGACTCGGATGCCGACTTCGACGTGTTGGCACCGAGATCCAGCGCCATCTTCTGCATCGCGGCAAACTCGGATGTCGACGCGTTGGTTGCGGCCTGCACCCGGTTCATGGACGCCTCGAAGTCGCCGGCCGTCTTCAGCGTCAAAGCACTCATCGCTGCGAGAGGCGCAGACACATAGGTCGACAGATCCTTGCCGGCCGACTTCAGGGAGTTTCCGACCTTGCCCAACGCGCGCTGCGCCTTTCCAAGGCCATCCCAGAACTCAGCAGTATCGATGCCGAGGTTAACCCTCAGCGCCCCAATGACGGCACTTGGCATATTATCTGTCCTGTCTCAGGCGGTTTTCCGCTTCCGCGTGGCGCGGCTGCTCAGCCATGATCGAGTGACGGCCTCGATCTCTTCAGGCGTCTGCTTCACGCGCGTTTTCTTCACGGTCAGCATGTCCTTCAAGGCGGGCATTTTCCTCACACGATCGAGCTTGGCGATGTGCCAGGCTAGGCTCATCCGCTCGTTGCGCTCGCGCATCTGGCGCTCTTGTTCGCCCGCGAGAATGACGCTGATTTCGCGAAGCGTAAGCTGCCAGAACAGCTCGTAGGGTTGACCGATTGCAACCCATTCGGATACCCGCGACGGCCAGCTTAAGCTGCTGCCGCCGCCTTCCGAGGGCGCGTGGCCGGCGCTTTCTTAGGGAAAGCAACCTGAAACGCCTTGCCGATCAGCGGGCCGGCTTCAGCCACGCCGATCTCGTCGATGATATCCTCGCACTCCTGCAGCGTCGTGCCGGCATGGTAGCGCTGCAAAGAAGCCCAGAAGATCGTCCGGAGAAGCGACAGCTTTACGGATTTGCCTGACAGCTCCTGGCTGATTTCGGAGATGCCCTTGCCCAGGGCATCCTCCATTTCACACATGGCGCCCGTGCCGATCTTCATCGTCCACGACTTGCCGAGCGCATGGAAGGCGACCTCACCGCGTTCTTGGTTGGCCATCAGGCGGCCTCATCCCACGTTTCCGCGCCGGAGACCGAAACGGTGATCGTTGCCGTCATGCGATCGTCAACCGGGACGTCTTTTTCGTAGCCCGTGATCTGAGCCTCGAACGCGACGCGCGCCTTGTTGGGGAAGGTGATCCGGTGAAGGACCGTCTCGCCGGACTCGAAAACACGACGGATCATCTCATCGGTCGCGCTGCCCGGAACCCAGTTGATCTCGATCGAGGCTTCGCCGCTGTCGATCAGACCGGCAATGTATTCGCGACGACGGCCGGGGCTCTTCATGTGCGTGGCTTCCACCCTGTCGGCAGTCGCCGAACCGGGTGTTACCATCGTGACTTCGGCGACAGGAACATAGGCCGGCACGGACAGCGTGCTGTCCCAGATCTCATATCCGGTGTCGTAGCCGAGAATGGCTTCGGTCATTGCGGTTCTCCATAGTGAACTGTGATGTCGAGGGATGAGCGGAACTTCGTCGTCACCGTGCCCGCGTCCGCTGCGGGTAAGTCTCGATGGTCTTCCAGAAAGATCGCCTTGAAGGCCGCATCTTTGTAACCGTTGAGGCGCGCCTCGATGATGCGAGAGACCTCTTTCGCCTGAGCATAGGTGTCCGCATACGCGTCGATCTGCACACGGCTCCGGACAAGGCCCGAATGGCCCTTCATCGTGTAGGAGTGATTCTTGTCGATCACCTGCACGACGACGAACGGCGCAAGATCAGTCTGGCTTGCGCGGCCAGGACGAACCTTGCCGCCAACGATCTCAATCAGGTCTGCATCCGATAGGAGCAGCGCGATAAGGGCCTCCTCCATCAACGCCTCCTGCCGGCCCTGCGCGCCAGTCGTTCTGCGGCTCGCTCGATCTCACCCCAAAGCGCGTTCTTGATGTGATCGAGCGTGGCATCTTTCTTTCCGTCCCATGCTGGACGCAACCACGGTTCGGCCGCCTGATGCTCATTGCCGAATTCATCCTGCATGCCGGCTGGATCGCTCGTGCCGATAAAGACTTCGGAGAAGGCGCGATCATCTGTCGCCTGCTTCTTATGCAACGAGGCCTGGCGCCGGGTCAGCTTCGTGCCGACATCCGTCGTTTCTGTCAGATGGAGCGTGAGCTTCGGCGCGTTTGCGCGCGCGGCTTGCGCGACCGGCTCGCCAGCATCCATCAAAACCTTGCGCAGAACGGTCTTGCCAGTGGATTTCGGCAACTGGCCCAGCGCCCGATCCAATTCCTTCAGCCCCTCGATTTTGATCGTGACCTTAGCCATTGTCAGCATCCCGGGAAGCAGTGATCTCGATGAAGCGATGACGGCCTTCGTCAAGCTCCTTGACGCCGTTGATCTGCCAGACCACTCCATCGTGGTGGATGCGATCAACAGGAGTGATGGACCGAGTAAGCGTTGAAGAGCGAACCGTAAAACGACTGACTTGAAACGAGCCAACCTGACCGGCGGCCAGCAACTCGATCTTCTGGCTATCTGACGCGTCTTTCCGGCGGGCCCAGACCTTGGCGAGATCCATCCAAGTGCTGATCTCTTCGTTGAACGCATTCAGAACCATTGATGCTCTTTGAACCGTGACCCGGCGATCCAGCTGCGACGCGTTCACGGTCATGAGAACACCCTCAGGGGAGCAAGCAGCGTCGCGATGACATCGCGCAACCGGTCGCTATGGTCTCCGTCATCGAAATGGATTTTGACGTGGAAGAAGATCGCAGTTTTGACCTGCTCTCGGCGGGGATCGCCGGGGGGCATCCCGGCGACGTAGACGACACGGGCTGCCGTCATCGGGGGCCATTCGGTTCCAGAAATCGGACGAAGAAACCCAGTGGCATCCTTTTCGTAGGTTGCGTCGTCAATGGTCAGCCATTGGCCGTCGCGGTAATACTGGATCGATGAGACCGACGTCAGTTCCGGATACGGCACCCAGATCTCATCACCCAAAGGACCGGTCGACCATTCCAGCTTTTGCGCACTGAAGCACCTTCCGACCCATCCGGTCGGCCCATCGAACTCAGCCTGAGCGGCAACGATGAGCGACGCGATAACGCTGTCTGCATCCGGATCGGAAATGCGGAGGAAGGTCTTCACTTCCTCCAGCGTCACCAGGGCGGCAGGAGGTTCAATGACGCGTACCGTCATGATCAGTCAACCAAGGCGATGAAGTGGCCAACCTTCGTGTTGCCACCCTGCGCCACGACGATCTTGATGCGGTCATTTGCGATGCCGATCTTGTCCTGCACGGCCGCACCGCCAGCGGCATAGAGAGCAGCAGCACCTGCAGCCGAATGCGTCGGCGCCCGCGGATATCGAGCAGCCGAGGCGTTGACGTTCTGCTCGTTCCAGATGGCTTCGCCCGTGGTCTCGGCCGTCACGGTGAAATCGACGCCGTCGGCGAAAGCAGTGGCACCGTCCTTGACGTAGTGGATGCTGTGCAGCTTGCCGGTTGCGCGCGGAGAAAACGCAGTCGCGGTACCGTCCGCGGCCGTCTTCACTGTCATTTTCAGACGTTTCATGGTCGTAATCCTTATGCCTGGGGCTTGGTCTTGGCTGCCCGGGGAGTTGCGGGAGATGCTGGCTCGCCGTCGCTGCTGGCAGGCACGAGGAGACCGCTCTTGACGAGTTCCTTGACGACCTTGTCCTTGTCGGCGAGGCGGGGGTCGGTGAGCAGGATCTTATCGTTGCGCCGCACGCTGCCGAGGGAGCCGTAGAACGATCGGGATGCCTTGAAATACTTCATGCTGTCGTCTCCGGTTGGCGGGGCGGCGAACCGGTCACCACCCCGTGTCGATTACTGGAACTCGCCAGTGACGAGGGCGGCCGGACGCTTGACCGCGAGGGCCAGACGTTCTTCCGCGCGGACGGTCAGCATGTTCTTGACGAAGTTGTCGCGGTCTTCGCTGGAGATCAGCACCTCGACATCCATGCGCTTGTAGACCTTGGCCGCCACGCGGAAGGCGCCGGTCAGGAACTCCGGCTCGGCCATGGCCTGGGTGGCGATGACCGGGCGGCCCCAGAGCTGCGGACCTGCCATCTGCACGACGTTGGCGAAGATGTAGCGGAGCTGGCCGTCCTTGGTCAGTTCGATCTTCGCCCAGCGGGTGGGATGCAGAACGATGCCGTCGGCCGGGTACTCGGCAAGCGATGCCTGCAAGAGTGCGAGGCGCAGCGTGTCGATGTCGGTCTCGTCGGCCGGCGCGAACGCCGGATTGTAGTCGGTCGCCTGCGGCACGAGACCGTGCAGGTGCTGACCCGTGCCATCGCCCTTCAGGATCTGGTTTTCCTTCACAAGCTCCAGGCCGTAGCGCAGCTCGCCGTCGATTTCGCCCTGCAGCTGGGGAATGTCGTCCATGGCCTGGCGCGACACCGGAACCCAGTGAGCGATGGTGCGAACCGGCGCATCGTCGAGTTCCCAGACGTAGTTGGACTCGGGCTTGAGATCCCCTTCGGCAACGGCGGCCGCGGCGTTGATGCGCTGGACCATACGAGCGTACTCCACGGAATTGACCGTGATCGGCACCGAGTTCAGCAGGTTCAGGATCGTCATCTGCCGGCGCGGGATCTCGACGACCTCCGTGTCGCGTGCCGGTACGATGAGGGTGCCGGCCGAGCCGCCCGCCGTGGTAATCGCGTTCTGGACATCGATCTTGATCGTGCCCTTGGCGCCCTGGGCGACGAACTGCTTCAGCTTGTCAGAGCCGGCAACCTGCTGGCCGAACGACTTGACGTCGTCGCCGCCACCGCCGCCGCGACGGTTGCTGGCGAGCTTCTGCTCGAGGTCCGTGTTGCGGGTTTCGAGCGCTTCGATCTTGCCTTCCAGCTTGTTCTGGGCGTCGTTCAGCTTGGCCTGCATCGTCAGCAGTTCGTCGGCCTTCGCTTTGACCTCGTCAGAGGTCTTGCCGGCGTCCTTGGACTGCTTCAGCGCGTCTTCGGCGGTCCGCTTGACCTCGTCGCCCACACGGCCGACTTCGGACTTGACGTCCTTCAGGAGCTGTTCGAGCTTGCCAGCGTCGATATCGTTACGGACAGCGCCGATGACGGCGATAGGGCGCGCAGCGAGAAGGGCCGCGAGCGAAACGCGCGGCATCATATGCTTATTCATGATGGTCTCCTTGACCTAGATGGATTTGAGGCTTTCGAGGAGGTCTGAGACCTCCGACATGACGGCAGCGTCGTGCATGCCGGATGCGGTAGCGTCACGCGTACCGCCTTTCACCGCCTGGATGAGTTCGCGGCGCTCGGATCGCGGCACGTTCAGTCGGGCGAGAAGAGTGTCCAGCTTGTGCGCTGCAGCCTCGGGCCGGCGCTGGCTGGTGTTTTGAGCTTTGGTATCGATCTCGTCGATCGGCAGGAGCGCATCAACGAAGCCCTTGGCGATAGCATCGGACCCACCGAGCCACGTCTCCTTGTCGAGCATCTTGGCGATCTCTTTCGGATCGATGCCGGTCCGGGCTGCATAGATGTCCGTTGCGGCCGCGTCGAACGGCTCCAGCCAGTCGGCCACGTCGCGCAGCGCATTGCGATCGCCGCCGGCAACGACCCATGTGTTGTGGATCATCACGAAGCCAGCCCTCGCGATCTGGATCTCGTCGCCGGCCATAGCAATCACTGATGCCGCAGAGGCTGCGATGCCGAGGATCTTGACCGTCACCTTAGCGGGATGATCCCGCAGCATGTTGTAGATCGCCAGACCCTCGAAATAGTCACCGCCCGGCGAGTTAATCGTCACAACGACGTCCTTCTTGCCGATGGCTCGGAGAGCGCCGGACACGCGCTTCGCGGTCACGCCGTCTCCGAACCAGTCGGCGCCGATCGGCTCAAGGATCGAAATCGTATCGACCGGCTCTTCCTTGGCGGCCGCGTGGACATCAGCGTTCCACCGGTCGAGCGCCGACGGCTGAAGTTCGGAGCGAAGGCCCGGCCGAACGGTGACGCGGGCCGCAGGGAGGTCACGGATCGTCATTTGGACGTCCTTTCATCTTGCTGATCGGAGAGCCAGGCGCGCAAGGCAGCGCGAGCGGAGTTGCCGTCTGTCGAAGCGCCGAGCTTGTCGAGCGGCGCAAGGTTCGTCTGGGCCGTCAGCAAGTCACCGCCATCCATGCGAGGCAGGTTGAGCTTGGCGCGGCCCTCGTTGCGGGTCATCAGACCGTTCTGCGTCATCGTTGACAGGAAGGCCGCCTTTGCGGTGCTGTCCATCTGGAGCAGCGCCTCGCGATTGAACTCGGCATAGCGCCGACGATTGCCGGTCGGCCGGATAAGCTGCTTTTGAATCCGCGCCTCGATGCGGTCGCAGATTGGATCAATGCCAAGCGTGAGCCATGCCAGCAGGATCTGCTCAACACCCGACCCCCACATCGTTTGGCCCTGTGCAGCGTGTCCGATGATGATCGGCGGCACCCCGAACCAGCGGCACATTTCTTCGATGCTGAAACGGTGGTTTTCGAGCATCTGAGCGTCCACCGGGGACAGCGCCAGACGGTGGTATTCAAGCCCCGCCTCTAGGACCATGAGCTTGCCGGCATTGGATGAGCCGACGAACGTCTCCATGATCTCCTGGATGCCTTCACGCTGACCCTTGTCGAGGCGCTGGGTGGCGGAAATCACGCCGCTTGCCTGCAGACCGGCACCGAACAGTCGGCCCGACGCCTCCTCGATGGCGATAGCCGAGCCGAACGTCTGAGCGCCGAACCGGATCGGGGAAAGGCCAACGTCGCCGCCGAACCCGAAGCCCTTCAAATGAAAGACCTTGTCTCGTGGCAGATCTTCCGTCTTGCCGCGGTCGTGAACCCTGTAGACCAGTTCGCCGTCATTGTTCCGGACAGGCTGGCAATCGTGGCTGCCGATCGGCTGTAGGGCTGAAAGTCGGCGTCCTGTTTCCACCTTCTCGGAATAGGCGTTGCCGGTCGCCAGCATCCACGCAACCTTCGTTTCCCAGAACTCCAGCGGCGTTTGGTCTTGGTTGGGGCTGTCACAGATTACTTCGGCGATATTCTCGTCGTTGCTGACCTTCACGCGGTCGTCGTTGGCCTGCTTTTCAAAGACGGAAAGCGGGAGGCACGAAACAGCCTGCGCCGTGAGGCGAATGCACGCCCAAACCGTCGATAGCTGCAGAGCCGTGTTCAGGTTCACGCTCTTGCCAGCATGGTTGGACGTACCGAATGCCCACGCCCACGCCTTTCCGTCCTGGAGCGTCAGGCGGCGCTGTTTCTCCAGGTCCTGCTGATTGGTCATGTTGGCGGGATTGTTGCCCCGGCGACGTGCGTTGCTGCGTTTCGACATCAGACACCGACCATGATCGGTTTGGCGAGAAATTCTTTGAGGTCCAAAGCTTTCGCCTCCGGGTTCCGGCTCATCAGCATCACCGCGTTGAACATGGCCATCAGCGGATCGATCTTGCCGGACCCCGATAGCTGCTTCGTGATCGAGCGCGCGTTCGTTTTCATCTCGACCTTTGCGTTGCCGACGCACCAAGCCATGATCGGCTGACCGGCGTGCCACATTGTGCCGTCCTTCAGGCGCCGTTCGGAGCCGAGAATAGCGGGGTTCAAATGGCCGCCCTGTGGGATGCCGGTGATCGTGCCGCCGTTGACATCGACGTCAAAGCCGCGAGATAGCAGCTCCTCGAGAATGCCCGGCAGGCCCATGCGGTCGACGCCGATGCCGCCCTTCTCTGGAAGCAATCCAGCGTCTCTGACCTGCACGCAGATGTCCGCGACCTCCATGAGGTCTTGTGTCGGCTCTTCGCAGATCGTCATGTCCGAATAGGTGCCGCTGCGGTCCTTGGTGAAGTCCATCAGGCGCGAGGCAATGTCCTTGCGCAGTTCGAGAACATCGTTGTGAGCCCAAGCCTTGCTCCACAGCAGCCAGTCTCGTGTCGTCTTGCAACGACCGAGAACAGCCAGTCCGCAAAGGTCGTCCAAACCGCCGCCGTCAATGCCGACGGTCGCAACCTCCGATCGCTCCAGAAGCGATTCCAGCGTGATCGACTCGTCGGCGGCATCAAGCCAGTATTTTGCGCCCGGCCAGTTGTCGCTCCGCAGCTTCATGCCGATCTCGACATTGCCGTGCTTCGCAAGGAAGGTCCGGAACGGCCCCGGTCCTGCCTCCTTCTTCGACTTGAACGTGTCCTCGATCCATTCGAGGCTAACGGACCGTCCCATATTCGGGTTCGTGACCCAAAAGTTCGCCGGGTTCAGGTACTCTTCCGCATCGATCATCGCCTGCGGAAATTCGTAGATTACGCCCAGGCTTTTGTTGTCGAGGATGACGCCGTCCCGGACATCCCGGAAGTAGTCGAGCTTCTGCTTGAAGACGCCTGCTGGCGGCTCCTCTGATTGCGTGGACAGATAGATGACGAAACCCTCAGGACGCGCCACAAGGCCTCCTGTGGCCTCGCTGAGCATGCCATCCGCGTTCGCCATCTTGCCGAACAGCCAGAGCTCGTCCACGAGGACGAAAGCCGCCTTCTTGCCGCCCACGATGTTGTTGTCGGCGGCGACCACTTTGAGCACGGCACCGGTGAGGCGATTTGTAATCTGGCGAAAGTTTTCCTGAACTTGCAGGAGGTCCTGCAGCTCCAAATCCGCTTTCACCATGTCGCTCGCCGGCTTGAACGCGTTCTTTGCAATCTCCAGCGTCGGCGCCAAGATCAGCAGCTCCGCAGACATGCGCCAGTTCCTGATCAGCGCCGTGAGCATAATAGCCGCGGCGATCGTCGACTTGCCGTTCTTCTTCGAGATCAGCATGAAGAACTCGCGGATATGCCGCTTGGCCGTCGTGTGGTCGTAGGCCCCGAAGATCGCGCGAACGAAGTCGAACACCCACTCGTCACACGCTTCCCCGAACGTCGGCTGGCCGGCCACGTCAACGATACGCAGAGACTTGAACACCTCCAGTGCCGCCTCGGCTTCATCAGGAAACAGTGGGTCGCACGGTACCAGCGAGCGGCGCGACAATATCCGCTCCTCCCAATCCGGGCAGGCCGTCGTCCACTCCATCAGGTGTTGCTCACAACCAGCTTAGGCGGTGCCGGCGGTGAGAACTTGCTGCCGACGTTCTTTGCCGCCAGGGCCTGCTGCTCTTTCTTGCCGAGCTTGGGCGGCGCCGGAGCGCGCTTGTCACGTGCCTGAGCGGCGCCGGCCGTTTCGAGCATCTTGTTCTGAGCCGAGACATTGCCGCCCAGCGCCGAGCGATAACGGGCCATCAGAATGTCCGCCCTCACCTTCGCAGCGCCAACTTCGAGGTCGGAAAGAAAATGCTTTGACAGCGTCGGCTCGGAAATGCCGATCGCTTCGGCAATTGCCTCGTTCGACATGCCCCCGGCCTTGAGAACGCGCACTTTCTCGCGCTCCTCATCGGTCGGCGCATAGGCCCTCCTGCCGGAGTTTTTGTTTCCTGCCATCGTCGAAAATCACCGGTTTGAAAAAAAATTGCGTACATGAGGGGGACGCGGGTGCGGGCTTGAGCGCCTTTTCCGACTTTTTGACCCCCCTCCCCATGAGGCTTGACTTACATAAGGGCATCGGCATGTGAGGCGGGACTGATATGACCGCCTTTCGAGGGTGAAAATCCGGAATTTTCCTACCTACAGAGAGGGAAACCTCGAATAACTTTTCTACTCGGCGATGACCTCTTCGATCATCTGATGAGGTGCATCTTCAGCCTCAAGCTCCACACGGAAGCCGAGACCGATGACTTCGATCGTTGCCCGGGCGTATCGGTCGTCGCCCCTCTGGTTGATCGTGAGGTCGGTAACGCCAGGGATGGGAACGCCGTTGAAGTAGGTGCGCATGCTGCCGTCTTGGCGCTGGCGGAAGACAAGAGGCGTCGTGTCAGGGCTAGGCTTGGCCATCTACTGTCCGGGCTCCGCCCGCTCCTGCTCTGTAGGCTCTTTGAACGCCTTGGCGCTCTCCTCATCGCCGAACCATTTCCACCATGCTTGGCTGCCGCCCCGGATGCGAGCAAGGTACATGCCACGGTCAGGGTGGAACTCGGCAGTCTTCAGGTCAGCGTCCGGCATCTGCTCGCTCCTGTCTCTTCTTCGGGCCGTCGTGGCATGGCACACACAGCGTCTGGAGGTTGGCAGGGTCGAAGAACAGATCCTCGTCACCCTTGTGCGGCTTGACGTGGTCGCAGATCAGCAGGGACGTGTTGCCCTCGATCTTACCGCACATCTGGCAGGTGAAGAGAGCGCGCCTGAAGGTCGCGATCCGTAGGCGCTTCCATCGCGCCGATGTGTAGAGCTTGCGCCATGGCTCGGACTGAGAGCGGAAGCGGTTGCGTTCCTTCTCGTCTCCCGGCACCGGGCCGAACCGAGGAGGCAGACGGCCGATCGTCGGGCGCAACTGCGACAGCTTTAGCTTGCGTTCCATGGGACTTTAAGCAACTTTGTAGTGCTGGTCGTTCGTCTGAACGTGTACCGGCTAATCTCGGGAGAAATTCATGGATCAGATCAAAGTAGGCGACGTTGTTGTTCTAAAATCAGGTGGACCCAAAATGACCGTTTCAACCATCGACCGTCGGGCGAGTGGTGGTGAACTCCATGCGTGGTGTGATTGGTTCGTCCAGGACAAGGCGCCATGGAAGAAAGAAAGCGGCGTGTTCGCATTAACGTCACTGAAGCTTACTGACTAAAGATACAGAGACCGGGCCGCAAAGCCCGGCTCCATGTCAGGTATGCGGGATCAGCAGCGCATTCGGTCCCCTACGCGCGGGGTTCATGCGGTCAGCGGACTTGCTCATGCTGGTCTTCGGTTCCACGGGTGAGCAGGATCAAGCGGACGACCATCCAGCCCGGTGCCGCTGCGCACCTTGCCGTGCTCTTTCTGCTGCTTGGTGATGTCATGGTGGTCAGGGCAGAGGGGCTGCCAGTTAGCATGATCCCAGGACAGTTTCTGGTCCTGCTTGTGCGGGACGATGTGATCGACGACCAGATGCATACGCTTCGGGTTTGTCTGCAAGGATCCGTTGGGACGGAGGTTACCGGCGTTCAATAGGCCGTGTGCCTGACAGCGCCGGCAGATCTGGTTGCCGGGCTGAGCGAGGAAGACGGCTCGGGCCTTCTCCCACTTCGTCGTATAGCCGCGCTCTCTTGAGGATGGGCGGCCGGCAGACATCGGCGTTACGCGTCCAGCGTCTTGCGGATCTCGGCCGCATCGTCGCGAGCCTGCTTGGCTGCCGTCTCGGCCTTGTCGAGTTCCTCGCGCAGATAGTTCGCGTGGTTCTCGTGGCGCTCAACCTCACGGTCGAGGCTCTCGACGGCGCGTGTTAGCGTTTCCTTGACGATGTTCTGACTGGCAGCGGTCATTGCTGTTCCTTCATTAGGAGAACGATTGGTTGTTCGTGGTCGGCAGCGCCGGCTTCCTGATCGAGGAGGCGCATGCAAATGTCTTACGCCGGGCGCGCGATAGGCAAACGTCGGCTGAGTCTGGAACCCATATGCCCCGTGACCTGATGGCTGAAGTGAACGATCAAGCAGATCGTGCTGCGAAAACCCCTGACAAGATGCTGGACCGCATGAAGCTGGCCCAAGCGCTCCACGACGAGTTCCCTGCCACCCCGCTCATCGACATCGTCGACAAGCTCAACATGGCATGGCGTAAGCGCGGGCTCTCATTCGGCATTTCGCCCCGCCCAGTGTGAGTGTTGTTGACAACTCAAAGCGGTGTAAGCGGTCACCCTTGTAACCGGCCTCGGTGTATGCGTCAGTTGCGGTCATGCCCTTGGCCAATACCTGGGCGAACGCCTCATGCCTTGTGTTCTGCAGGACGGGCATGGGGGAAACCTCGGAGAATAGATCAGTATGGGGTACTTTGCAGAAGAGGGGCGGCCTGCAATCCCAGCGGAAATTCGCAGGAAAGTCCTAGTTGAAGCAGGCCATAGATGCGCGATCCCGACATGCCGCTATATTGAGGTAGATATTCACCACATCATCCCGTGGGCAAAATGTCTGAAGCATGAATATAAGAACCTGATAGCACTCTGCCCAAATTGTCACCGCAGGGCTGATCGAGATGAGATCGATCGCAAAAGTCTCCGGCTGTACAAGAACAACATACGCTTCGCGCACGATAAATTTTCCAACCTCGAAATGGATGTCCTCTACGAGGCCAAATCTGCGCCATTCGGCAAGGGATTGTTATGGCCAGTATTCAATATCCTGATCATTAAGCGGTTGATCGATGCAGGCTACATTGCCGTGGCGAAATCTGAGGGTGGCATATGGATTCTGGGGATGGACAGTTCGCCTGTTCGCCTATTTCTCACGCGTGAAGGACAAGCGTTTCTTGATGATCTAGTGGTCAGCGAACTTTAAGCCGGAGACCGGGCCGCAAAGCCCAACTGGAAATGGTGACAAACCAAGGCGGGGTTGCTGATCACGCTTGAAACCTTGTTTTTCATATGCGTCAGTGCTGTCCATCATTCGGAGATCAACATGAAGCCTATTATTACCATTGCCTTTTTCATTGCGATTACCGTCGCCGCCGGTTGTGCACCTTCTCAGCAACAGTTCGAGGCAGAACGCGAAACCCTCCGCGGCAGTGTCAAAGCTCAACAGTACGCGTTTGGGAAGTGCTTGACGAACGGTTGGAACTCGCGCGCGCTGCGGGCGGCAGCATTGTTGCTCGACACAACCGAAAAAGCCGCGCCGCGCCTAGCATGTACTCGAGTGATGAGCGCAATGAAGTCGGGGCGCTTGGAGTACGCCGACGCTGTAGCATTCAAGCAAGGGCGCCCTACTCCTGAAATGATCAAGATTTTGCAGGGTCGTTGACCAGTTGCCGGGCCGCAGAGCCCGGCTCCCCTTGGTATTTCGCCGCGCCCGGTTACCGGTGTTCGAGACGCCGCTTGATTGGTGCGGAAGGATCGATCTGCGGTTTCGCGTCCTCGCTGCGCCAGTAAGTTGCGCATTTTTCGGAAGCTACTGAATATGAGGAGTGTTTTGCCTGAATTTCGGACAGATGTAAATCGGCACTGCTGAGCCGAGATACTTGACGTTGGTTCAAGGTGTCCGCAATCTTCTGACAGATCTTCGTTATTTCTCTTCGCAAAGTTCTGCCGTTCATGTCGTTATCGGCTGCGAAGGCAGAAATCTTGAGGCCTTTACGAACTTTGACGAAGGACCACGCGTAGAGAAGTTTCCGGTCGGTCACATCGGGCAGAGAATTGATCCACTTCCAGACCACCTCCATCCGCCCTAGGGAGCCCGCTGAAGCGGTTTGGCGCCAATAGGCTTGCCCGTATCCGTAGGACTCTCCGGCCGCCCTCACCGGCGCTGGCATCGAGTTTCCGAACTCCCGCGGCCCTTTAGCAGCGGGCGCCAGGCGCAGAGCCTCGGCCATTTCGAGAATTCGGCTTTCGACCACCTTTGCGGTCCATTCGGCGAAACGCGTCATAGGCGAAATCCTTCAACGTCCAGCAAATCGGGTTGGCTGGGTTTTACAAGGCGGATGGCAAGGAGGCTGACGAGCAGTTTCCACCGCTCGACGGGCAGCCTGAGAAGATTAATCTGCCGGCGGAGGTCACCGAAGTCGATCGCATCGAAATCTGAAACCAGCGATGGCGATTTGATAAGATCCGGATGCGCCACAAGAAGCGTCGAAGTGGCGGTCACGACGTCGGCAAAGAGGTGGCGCGCATTCCGTTTCGTCCCGGTCAGAAGCATCAGAACCAAACGAAGATGATCGGCCCCATGTTCGCGTCCGATCGTACGGATGGTCGGCTTGCAGAAGCATTCTCCAGGGCGACGGCTGGCGGGACTGTGCAGCGGGCCATCTTTGAGGGTCACGCCGCACGACCGTGCAAGCGAGTAGATGTCAACGCCCCGCGTCGAGCGAGGCCTTTTTGAACGCGCTGCAATAATTTCAGTTTCCTGCATCAAAACAGCGCCTTAACTCCGGGGGAGAGGCTATAGATTCAGAAGAAAAAGGCCCCGTCAAGCAGCGCCGTTTTTCCCTTATTTTTAAGGGATTTTGAGAGGTGAGCGAATCACCGCTCCGGATTTTTTGTTTTTTCTTGCCGTGCTAGCCGACAGCCGCATCAGTCCGAAGGACCTCGAATGCGGCGCTGGCCTCTATTCGCCCCTGTTCAGCCAGCTCGTCGGCCCGCTCATTTCCGGCGACGCCGATATGACCCTTGACCCACCGGATGACGATGCGGCCGCCATTGCCGTCGAGGGCAACGTCGATAGCTCGCCACAGATCGATGTTCTTGATCTCGCCGCCTTCACGCTTCGGGCTGTTGGGCCTGCGCTTGCTCCAGCCTTTCGACTTCCAGATCGGCATCCATTCGTTGGTGCCTTTGACGCAATATTCGTTGTCACACCAGATGTTGATGGCCCCGTAGTCACTTACCAGCTTTCGAGCCTCCGTGATCGCATTCAGCAGGCCTGTCAGTTCCATTTGATTGTTTGTTGTGGTTGCGGGATCACCACCACACGCGGACGCCATCTCCTGGCCATCCGCGTAAACCACCACGCCCCATCCACCGGCACCGGGGTTCGGAATGGCAGCGCCGTCGCAGAAGATATGAAAACCGTACACGAAGACTTCGGGCGTGAAGTTTGCAACGTGGTCGGCCTGCCGAGCTAGAGACCGGCTGCCCGTCCGCTGGTGTTTCTCCGGCAGTTGCGGTGCTCTTGCTGCCAAAGTCCGGCCGGCTTCCACCTCCCCTTGGATTAGAAGCAGCGTCGATGTCATGTCCTCGCCCTGCGGCGGAAACCTGATGCGTGTCCCGAGCAGCTGCTGCGCCACAAACGCCGCCTGCCGGGCGCTGGCCAGGTGTTTCACGTCAACGCCTTGGCCTCGCATGAATTCGCGCAGCGGCGCAAAGGATTTTGGAAGGGCGTAGCTCATCGGGTTTTCTCCCGTGCGGCGATGCCACGCGCCTCGATTTGTCGAGCAAGTTTCGCTACACGCGCGACCGTTGCGGCGAGTTCGGATCGGGCGGCGTCGAGTTCAGCTTTTACGTCTTGCGTCTTTTCCGTCATAAGGTTGTCCTCTCAAAGAGATCCGTCTGGTTTTGAACTGTGCCGCGTCGTCTTCGTGGAGACCACGGCGTTTGGCGGAGGCGAGCTAGATCTTCACCAAGGAGCCGCAAGTGCGCCGCGTTCTCGTCGGCGAACATGGTCAGCCACCCGCTGGACAGAGAATTTTCGATCCATGAAAGCCTCGCGTCGAGCTCTGCCCACGTGAGCGCTCGCGTGCTGACGATGTGCTGCTCGAGCGCGGCTACACGATCCGAAACAAGCTCCGTTTCCTCGTAATATTTGTCGTAACGCCTGCGCAGGGCGCCAAGATCTTGCCAGCGCTGCCATTCAGAAACTTTTTCAACGATCAGGGCCGGAAAAGCGACCGGTCCCAACGCCAACCGGGTTTCGTCCGGCGTTTCGGCGAAAGCTTCGTTATCAGGCCCATGTTGGGCCACTGCCTCCGCAAATCGTTTCTCTGCCTCCGCAGCCTCCCTCGCCCAATGATCGGCCCAATAGGCCTCCTGCTCGGCTTTTCGCCGCTCCTCGGCCTCAGCACGGGCTTCGGCTTCGCGCGACACTTGCTCGTTCGTGCGGCGCAGCAGATCCTCCCAGACATCAAGCGGCGCAGCGGATGTACCACCAGCGCAAATTCGCTTAACCAATTCGTGCAGGTCCGCCCCGTCCCGCTGTAGTGCCTTCATCAACATGCGGGCCGCCGCCAAGACCTCACCGTCTTGGTCCGATGCGAGCAGGGGTAGGAATTTCGAAATCTTCTCGATGGTTTCCGTCTTCATTTTTGCCGCTCCCGGACCTTCGCGCGGAGGGACATGAACCAAGCGATCTGACGATCTGTCATCGTGAACTTCGATCGGTATCGTCGCGCCTTCGCGTCCATTGACTTAACGAATTCGACCTCGGCCGGCCTCAGGTCGCCGGCCAGGATCATCTGACAATCACGCAGAACGGTCAGGTGATCGACTTTTCGGGGCGCGGTCTCCGGGTCCTTCTTCGGCGTCGTCTCCGGCTCGTCTCGATCTCGGTAGACGACCTTCTCAACAATTTTTTCTCGAATAATGACGCGGTCGCGGTACACGATCGACGGCCCGCCAATCGCCGCTGTGAGGTCGTGAATCGTGGAGCCATCCGCTGTCAGGATGCGGTTGATCGCCGCGACCGTGGCAACTACTTCGCCGTCGTGCTTGCTCGAGAGCATAGGCACGAGTTTTTTTAGCTTCTTGATCGCATCAGGCTGCATTTCGTAGCTCCTCTGGGTTGCGCGCGCGTGAAGCCTCGAGCTCAGGTCGAGCATCCCGGGAGCCATCAGGTTCGACGTCAGCCAATGGAATTGCGGACCGATCCTTCGGATGGCCGTTGGCTGCGTCCGAACAAGTTCGGCCGGTCCGCATTGCCCGTTGTGCGTCCCTGACGATCTCTTTTCCTGATGAAGAAAAACACGACGGTGCGACGGCTCGCGGAGGGAAGGCCGAGATGGCGACATCGTCGACATCGCCCGCAGGGCCGCCGGAGGCGTCATCGGCCGTCTTACACGCCGAAGCGTCTTCTATCGGCAAGGTGGGCGCATCCATAGAGGGCGCGCGCGTGTGCGCGTATAGTGGTCCAGAAACTTGGACCACATGGCGGTTTTCAGGCGTTTCTCGTGGTCTTGAAACTTGGACCACATGATCACCCTGAGGTTGCATCAATGCAATCAGCAATGGGCCACGCGCTCGCGGCTTGGAGGTGTCGATCAGCCCCAACTCGCGAAGCTCCTCTAGCGCGTTGATTGTTGATGATCGGCTGACGCCGGTCTCCGCGACGATCTCCGCGATCGTCGGTCGGCACCGGGCGGACCGCTTGCAGAACGTGTCCACCAGCGCGAGTGCGATCACCATCGCAGACGGTGAAGGCCGCAGCTGCCGCAGCTTGATCCGCCATCCCTTGGCTTCGGCGGCGGGGTTGAATTCGCCGCGAATTTCCGTTATTCTTTCAGAATTAAACATGGTTTGAAGTCCTTGTTTTGAAGGGAGGTCGACCGGCACAGTCGATCTCGAAGTGAAGTTAAGCCTCGGCTAAGCGCCGGGGCTTTTTTCAAACCCCTGTCCTGCACGAACGGCCCGCCGATCATTGAGCGAGATCCCGCGAAAAGAGATCGCCGCGAGCACTTGAAACGTTGAGTTTTGCGGCGAGGCTAGCCATCCCAGCCGGCGTGAATTTGAGCGCTTCGCGGCCGCCCTCAGACCCATCTGGCCGCGTGAACGTTTCCAATTTGTGCGTCGCAAGACCTGCTTTTCGTTTTTCAGCGTAGGCCATCAAGGTGCGTTTTCCGGCAGGTCGGTAGCACCATCCGTTACGCTCCAGCCATTCGATGAATCGCCGCTCCGTCATCTGGAGAATTTGCGCGGCCTCGCGTGGTCCGAACAGGCCATCAGTTTTCGCAATGCGCCCCAGTGCATCGACGTCTATCCGCATTGCGTCGATTTGCTGTGCCTGGCGCTCGACCTTCTCCGTCTGTTCGAGCGCGAGGCGGAGCGCATCCGCTAGAGTCCTTGGTACGGAAAACTGAGGCGCATTTTCGCGACTCTTTTGCTCGAGCTCGTCGAACCGCTTGACGATCTCGATCGTTACTTCAGTTGCGACTTCCGTTTCCGACTTTGCGGTGATGAAAACGGCCTGGCGCCGCGTGAGATAATTGATCTCAGCCTCGCCGCCTTTAACGACCCGGGACACGGTGGACCGGGTGCCCAACTTCTCGAGGGATGTCGCATGGCGCTTTATCAGCTTGCGAATTGCTTTTGGTTCGCTGAACCCAAGCCTTTTCGCGAGAACGGTGTCTTCGATTCGAAGTTCGCCGCCTACTTCTTCGAGCGTGAGCGCTGTATTTGGCGCAGCTTCGCCGTCACGATTTTTACTCATGTGAAAACTCCAAATTTTCGGGGGGTGATGGGTGTCCTAGCGTGCGCTAGGATCGACTTCGCATGTCGCAAGAAAGTCCGTCAGCCACTCTTTGCGATAGAAGACCCGGCGGCCAAGTTTTAGAAATCGCGGCCCCTTGCCGGTTGAGCGCCATACGGTCAGCGTTCGGGGCTTTTGGCGGAGAATTTTCGCGGCCTCGTCTTCGTCGAATAGATCGTCGGTCATTTCTGGTTCCCTCCATAACTTCGCGATTGTTCCGCGAATGAAGAGAAAATGCAGAATTATGCCGAGAAAATCCTATCCAGAAATTGGCCATTTCTGACACTCAGAGAAATTGTTCGCGGTACTTCAGCACGACGCGCCGCCAGCTGTTGGTCGAGGCGCCAGGAAATATGTGATCGACGCCGCGACCTGCGTAGCAGGCGAGCGCGTCGCGGACGAATGCGGTCATTTCACCTTTCCGATCGATGGGCGTCTTTCTTCCCGCACCGATCATCGGCGGGCGCCGGCAGCTGCATGAGGACCACAGATAGACGATCTCGACGAGCGCTTCGTCTTCCCAGGAATGCCTCTGACGGCGCCCCAGAGCCGCCAACTCCTTCGCACGCTCCAGGATTTTTTCCTCAAGTGCCCACCCGTCCCGCCCGTCGAATACCGCGGCGGCGAGCATCGTCAGATGTCCCAAATTGCAAGCCTGTTCCCAAACGCCGAGTTGTTCGATCGCGTCGCGCCGAAAATCCTCGATAACGTCTGTACTTTCCGCGCGCGCCTTTATGTAAGCCCACCGCGATCTTCTACGAATTGCCCCCAGGCGCCGCTTCAAGATTGCAGCCGGACTTCTCGCCGTGTGAACGTTTTCGCCAACCACAGCGCCACGCAAACGTCGAAGATCCCTCGACGCGAGGCGCGACAAGCACTGGCGGATATCGTAATCCGCAGACTCCGCGAGGTTTTCCGCGCGCTCGCGATCGATCGCCGGAAAGTGCTTCAGGACCGTCTCGAGCAGCTGGGTTGAGTGGTCAGCGTCGAGGATGTGCTCAACCACTTCTCTTCCTCGATTTCATGGGAGTCGCACCTTTTGCCGCTGATGCTTGTGCCATTGCCGCGGCCATGCGTTTGCCTACATCCTCCGAAGCTTTGCTCGCCGGATCGCCAACGAGATGCACGTATCTTTGAGTCGTCGCCGCAACGGTATGCCCCAGCAAAGCACCGATCATCGGCAGGTTGTGCCCCGCCATCGCCGCCTGCGACGCAAATGAGTGGCGGCAATCATATAGCCGCACGTCTGGTAACTTTGCGACCTGCCGAACTTTCGTCCAAGCATTCGTGAGGCGCGAATAGGCTGTGTTCTTTTTCTCGCCGGCAAACACGTATTTCCCAAAATGAGGCACCGAGTTTAGGACCGTCCAAGCCGCTTCGTTCGTGTAGATTATGCGCTGGCGGTTAGCCTTGGAATCCTCCAGGACTACCCGCTTTCTTTCGTGGTCGAGGTGCTTCCATTCGATCGCTTTGATTTCCGCAGGGCGCGCGCCGGTGAGGATCGCAAACCTGATGGCAGCACATGCGAAAACGGAAACGGTCTTGTCCGCCTCAACCTGGTGCAGGGCGCCAAACGCTCGCTCCATTTCGTCGGTCGTCATAATCCGTTCGTGCCGGTTTTCGCGGAACCGCTTTACGCCCTTTGTCACGAACAGGTTGTCGCTGTAGTTGCAGATTGCTGACAAGACGGCCAAATAGTAGTTTGCCCGACGAGCCGTGGCTGACTTTTCGGCATGAAGTTTGCGAGCGTCGTCCTTCGATATCGAAGCGAGGGTCCTATCGATGAACCGCGTTTTCAATTCGTCGCTAATTTTTTCATAGTCGCGAACCGTCAAATCTTTCAGCTTGAGCCGGACGTGTTCATTCAACCACTTGTCAGTGGCATCGGCGAAACTCAACTCCGATTTAGCGGGGGCAGCCTGGACCTTTCTCGGGTCGACCCCCTGCCCCATGGTGTTGAGGATGGCCCTCGCTTCCTCGCGAGCGCGCAAGACGGACATCTCAGGAAATCTGCCTATCGACACCCGGATCGGCTTACCGCCAATCCGGCGCTGTGCGACGAACAACCGGCTTCCCGTGGATGTCACGCGCAC